TATGTAGAAAAGTGGTGCTGGAAACAATCCCAGCACCAACTTTGTCTACAGTCTGCAGAGCCGCCCCGTGCGGCTCTTTTTCTATACCCAAAAAACGAAACGAATGAGAGGTGGTGAGGCTTGGCAAGGGCACCAGATGTATATCACACCCGTTTCCAGTCCATACTATCTTTGAGGTGATTAGATGGACAAAGACAAACAGGAGCAGTGGAACGAGAAGAAATCAAATGAACTCTTCAATAGCGTTACCGAGAAGGTAAAGCCGGAAAATCAGAATCAGTCCCACAATTCCCGCAGAGAGGGAATGGGGCCGAACACGAAGCGAAAACCGAGTTAAGCATCCGCAAGGGTGCTTTTCTTTTACCCAAAAATAGAAAGGGAGGTGAGCCCGATGGCGTTAACAGAAAAACAGAAAATATTTGCAGATGAATACCTGATCGATCTTAATGCCACCAGGGCTTACAAGGCGGCATACCCAAAGGTTGTGAAGGATGAGACAGCAGCGCAAGCAGGAAGCCGAATGTTGAGAAATGTCAAGGTTGCGGAATACATCCGGGAACGCATGAGGGAGCGAGAGAAACGCACTGAGATCACCCAGGACCGAGTATTGCAGGAACTGGCCAGATTAGGGTTCTTTGACATCAGGAAGCTATTTGACGACAGCGGAAAACCATTGGATATTACAGACCTGGACAATGAAACTGCTGCGTGTATTGCTGGTCTGGAAGTGATGGATGTTTATGAAGGGACGGGAGATGACAGGAAATTTGTTGGGTATGTCAAGAAATATAAACTATCCGACAAGATTAAGGCCCTAGAACTCTTGGGGCGTCATCTTGGTATGTTCAAGGACAAGATGGAGGTATTGGGCCAGATCGATACCAGCAATCCCTATGCTGGCCTCACGACCGAAGAACTGAAGAAGCTGATCCGCAGTGGATAGGGCATTGTTGATCAGAGGGGCAAAGATAGAGCTTGCACGCCGCGAGTTCTTTTTTTATTGCAATGTAAAGGCTCCTGATTTTTACAAGGAGGACCGGCAGTACCTGCTTGACCTCTGCAACGCCTTTCAGGATTTTATCCAGTCAGACGATGAGGTTATGATTGTCAATGAGCCTCCCAGACATGGAAAGAGCCGCACAGCGGGCCTTCTGGTAGAGTGGGTACTAGGGAATGACCAGACCGCTAAGATTATGACCGGTTCCTACAACGAGACTTTATCCACGATGTTTTCCAAAAATGTCCGGAATGACATCATGGAGGAAAAGGCGGATGAGAACCGGATTGTATTCTCAGACATCTTCCCCGGCGTCCGGATCAAGCGCGGTGACGGAGCCATGAACCTGTGGAGCCTGGAAGGAGGGTACAACAATTACCTGGCCACATCCCCAACCGGTACGGCCACCGGCTTCGGCGCCTCCTTGTTGATCATTGATGACCTCATAAAGAACGCCGAGGAGGCCAACAATGAACTGACCAAGGAAAAGCACTGGAGCTGGTTCACAGACACGATGCTGTCACGTCTGGAGGAGGGCGGGAAGATCATCATTATCATGACCCGGTGGGCCAGTGATGACCTGGCAGGCCGGGCTCTGGAGCATTTCAAGGAGTCGGGAGCAAAGGTACGTCACATTTCCATGAAGGCCCTTCAGGACGATGGGACCATGCTATGTTCGGAGGTTTTGTCCAGGAAATCGTATGAAGCCAAGATAAAGGCCATGGGGGCCGACATTGCATCGGCAAATTATCAGCAGGAGCCTATTGACCTAAAAGGCCGGCTGTATGCCAGTTTTAAAACCTATGAGAAGCTGCCCGAAGACAGTAACGGGAATAGCCTGCTGGAAGGAATCTACAGCTATACAGATACGGCAGATGAAGGGGACGATTTCCTGTGTACGATCATATGGGGGGTGTGTCTTAAGGAAGCGTATGTACTGGATGTATATTACACAAAAGCCGGGATGGAGATAACAGAACCAGAAACAGCCAGGCGCTTCTATCAGTTCAAGGTTAATAGAGCCAGAATCGAAAGCAATAATGGCGGTTCAGGATTTGCAAGAAATGTGTTACGGATCCTGTCAGAGGCATTTGAGAGTAACTATACAGAGGTCAAATGGTTCCACCAGTCAAAGAATAAAAAGGCCAGGATCCTGTCAAATGCAACCTGGATCATGAACCATGTGCATTATCCAGTCAACTGGCGGGATAAATGGCCGGAATACTATAACGCAATGGTCAAGTACCAGCGGGAAGGTGACAACCGGCATGATGACGGGCCGGATGCAACGACCGGTGTGGCCGAAACCATGAATATGTTAGGAGCGTGAGAAAGTGGGTGTATTGCATAAATTGAGCGAGAATATAAAGCATGGGATCCGAAGCTGGCTGAATGTAACGCCAGCCAATCCTTACAGCATCCAGATCCATGAGGTGATGGATTTTGAACTGAACGCAATCCGCAACCGGATATGGTATCGCGGGGACGGCAATGAGTTAGAGCAGATGTACCAGCAGAACCCGGAATACGCGGATAAGTATAAGTTCTGGGCCAGCAGGTGTACCCCCGGCATGGAGATGCGTAAGATCCATACAGGACTTCCGGGCTTGATCGTAAAGATCCTGGCTTCCATTGTACTGTCAGACATGGGGGACTTTGATTTCCCGGAAAGCGAGGCACACCGAAAATTATGGGGAGATATGGCAAAGCCTACGAATAACGATTTCCCTAAAAAGTTAAAAGAAGCCTTAAAAGAAGCGCTTTATATAGGCGATGGGGCGTTTAAGATAACAATTGACACCCAGGAGAGCGAGTACCCGATCCTGGAATGGTATCCAGGAGAGCGGGTTGAGATTATCCGAAGGAGAGGCAGGATCTGGGAGGTTGTATTTAAGACGCCATATAAAGATGGCTATCAGCAATATGTCCTGCATGAGCATTACGGATATGGCTATGTCCGTAATGCGCTGTACCAGGGAGAAAACCAGATCCCTCTGGATGCGATCCCGGCAACCAAAGGAATCCGGGATACGACTTTCGATAAAGCAGTGATCCTGGCCGTCCCTCTAAGGATTTATGAATCCGCAAAATTTGAAGGAAGAGGCGGCAGCATCTTTGACGGGAAACTGGATAACTTTGATGCCCTGGATGAGGTATGGTCCCAGTGGATGGATGCTCTGAGAAAAGGCAGGGCAACAAAATACATCCCAGCAGATCTGATTCCCAAAGATCCGAAAAACGGGGAAATGATGAAACCGAATCCATTTGACAACAGCTATGTCAAAATCAATATGGGCTTTTCAGAAAATGCGGATTCTCAGATCGAAATTCAGCAGCCTTCCATCCCCCACGAAAGCTACCTGGCCAGCTATGTGACAGCTTTAGATCTCTGCCTCCAGGGGATCATCAGCCCCAGCACCCTGGGGATTGATACAAAGAAACTGGATAATGCAGAGGCCCAGAGGGAGAAGGAAAAGACGACCCTGTACACCAGGGACGCTATCATAGAGGCCTTGCAGGAAACCCTCCCGGAGCTGGTCAGCGCTACCATCAATGCGTATAACATCCTCCTGAAGAAGCCGATTGAGGAGGTAAAGGTGGACATCCCGTTTGGAGAATACGCGAATCCATCCTTTGAGAGCCAGGTGGAGACCCTGGCAAAAGCCCGCTCTGGCGCGCCGGTGATGAGTGTCGAGGCCCAGGTGGAGGAGCTTTACGGGGACAGTAAGGATAAGACCTGGAAACAGGAAGAGATAGCCCGGCTGAAAGCGGAGCAGGGGATTGCAGAGGTAGAAGAACCGGGGATCAATCAGTCCGCTGGTTCTTTCCAGGTGAGTGTGGAAGGAGGGAAACAGGATGCAGGTCAAAGTAATGAACCGGGTGTACCGAATGAACCAGAAGGAGTATCAGGGCCTCCTGGAAGTGGCCAGTGAGCAGGTGCCTCTCGGCATCTATGCCATCGAAAAGAAAGGATATGCGGAGCTACGCTGCGATAAGTGCCAAAGCATAACCCAACTAAAGAACCTAACCCGTCAATTCAAGACGGCGGGGTATAAGGTATATGTTAATGGGAGGTAGAGCGCATGGAGGTTCCTGGCTTTAACTTGCTTTTACAGGATTTTTGCGAATACTGCGGAAATTTTGAGCCTGAAATAGAGATGCTTGATTACTCTGATTTGAGAGTAGGACATAAATTTGTCACTAACATCCGGTGCGTGAACCGCAAGAAATGTAACCGCATTGTCCAGAGCTTAAAACGGAGAATACAGGATGAATGAATATGATCTGGCTGCTGCCTTCGAGGCGATTGAGGATGAGCTAATCCGTTCTATGATCCGCAACATGGACCGCCACAGGGCAGAGGAGACCAGGGAAGGGATCCAGTGGTCCATGTGGCAGGCGGAGCAGCTGAAGGCTCTGGAAAAGTACAAGCGGGAGAACCAGAAGCGGTATAAGGGAAGATTTAAAACCCTGAACAGGGAGATTGAGGACCTGATTCGAAGAGCCAGACAGACCGGGGGCATGGAGCAGGAAAAGAGGATCCTCCAGGCAATCCGAAAAGGCTTTAAGGTCCAGGGACGCAACCGTTCTCCGGCACATGAGGCAATGACAGCGGAATTTTTCAAGCTGAATGACCGGAAGCTGGAGGCATTGATCGAGGCCACTACCCACGACATGGAAGCGGCGGAGGCGGCTGTTCTGCGTAAAGCCAACGATGATTACCGCAAGGCGATCTTCAATGCCCAGGTTTATGCCAATACCGGTGCAGGAACCTATGAGAAGGCAGTGGACATGGCCACAAAGGATATGCTTTCCCGCGGCCTGAACTGTATTGTTTATGCCAACGGCGCAAGACATACTCTGTCAGACTATGCTGATATGGCCATCCGGACGGCATCCAAGCGGGCATACCTGCAAGGAGAGGGAGAAAAACGGCAGGAGTGGGGGATTTCTACAGTTATTGTGAATAAGCGTGGGAACCCCTGTCCAAAGTGCCTGCCTTTTGTGGGTAAGGTACTGATCGATGATGTGTGGAGTGGCGGCCCGGAGGATGGGATTGACCCGGAAACAGGAAAGAAGTATCCGTTGATGAGTTATGCCATCAGTAAGGGGCTGTACCATCCACGCTGCAAGGATAGCCATACCACTTATTTTCCGGGAATTTCCACAGCAGACGATACCTGGACAAAGGAGGAGCTGGAAGCAATTGGGCTGGCCAATAAGGAGGAGGCCAAACAGCAGTATGCCGAAAGGCAAGCAGAGAAGTATGGGAGGCTGGCGGAATATTCGCTGGATGGAGAAAATAAAAAGCAGTATGAGATAAAAGCTAATGAGTGGAGAAATGTTAGATTCAAGACTGGTGGAATGACAAGTGAAAAATATGCAGGTTCAAGGAGACCACTTGCAAATTTTAAAGCTGTACCATCA